CCGTATGGGGGCTCACCCGCCAACTACGGTCCCCAGTTGGAATTGACCCCGCCGCCGCCACCACCACCGCCCGAACCTCCGGTGCCCTGGCCCTTGTACATCGCGTAAGCCTGCAGGCCGCCCTGGATCGCGGGGCCGTACTGCTCGAGCCATGACTTCTGCGGTGCGCCGACGTTCGCCGCGCCGTAGCCCGTCATCGCGTTCTGACGGCTCCCAAGGGCCGCGCTCAGGTCCTGGCCACGGAGCCCCTGCAACAGGCTCGCGTATGCGGCCTGCGCCTGTTGGCGCTCCTGCAGACCAGCAATGGATTGCTGACCGGCAAGCCCAGCGCCAAGGCGCGCCGACTGGATCGCCGCCGTACGCGCCGCCATCGCCGCGTTTTGCGGACTCGCGCCGGCCGCCATCGATTGCTGCGCGGCCATGTTCTGCTGCAGCCCTTGCCGGAGCTGCTCGGCGCTCACCGAGTTGAGGCCCTGCGCCTGGCCCTGCAGGTAGTCGAGCGCGCCGAGGCCTCGGTCGCCGAGGCCCCTGTACGAGGTGTACGACTCGTCGGCCTCCCCACCCGCCTCGGCTGCTTGACCGTACAGGAGGTTCCTGCGCCGCTTCTCGGCGGCCTCGACCGCATTGCCATGCTTCATGTAGCCGGCGGCGCCACCAATGAGGCCGCCGGCGGCGCCACCGATGACCGTGCCCCAGGGTCCCGCGACCGATCCGATCGTGGCACCCGTGGCGGCGCCGGTCAGTGCGCCGCCTGCGGTATCGCTTGCTGTGCTCATGGCGTACTCACGTCTTCTGCGCCGCAGGCAGGCGCTTGTACGGGGTTTTGCGAAATCCTACTTTGAGCGCGATCCCGGTCAGCTTTATTGCCTCCGTGGTCGGCGGTGAGCCGTCCTTGGCCGTCGAGGCTGCGGTGATCCGGATCTTGATCGCCTCGCAGCGCCCGCGCGTGGTCCCGCGTGCGACCTGGAGCGCGCTGCCGATCGTGGTCGGCGATGGCGACCAGTAGATGTCGTCGGTGTAGACCCAGTTGCCAGCGCCGTCCTGCTGATAGTCGAAGGCAGTGCGGATACGAAGCGAGCAGGCGCCTCGGTACTCGCCCAGGATGAGGATCTTGTCGATGCGCACCGCGCCCTGGAGATCGGCGGGCTTGACGAAGCCGAGCTCGACGTCGAGGCCATAGTTCACGCCGGCCGCGAACGTCGTTTGCTCCTGCATCGGCGCGTTGCTGCCGCTCGACAGGTAGTAGTAGGTCCCATTCCACAAGCACGCATGCACAGCGTCAGAGATCGACCACGCCGACCACTCGCTCGTCAGATAGTCGAACACCAGGATCCGCGCGTTCGTGACGCAGCGGATCTGGTGGTACGCCTCGACGACGTGCACGGCGTTTACGGTGTCGCCGTCGTACTTCGCAACGTCGGCCCCGATGTACCTCGTGTTCCACCCGTGGTCGAGCAGGTACCAGCCCTTCGAGCTCTTGAAGATGAGGCCCTGTGGCGTGAGCGCCACGCTCTCGGCTGAGACCGCGCCGACGTCAGAGGCGAGGCGATTCGCGGGCCCGAAGTTTTGACCGCCGCCCGTGTTGTCGAAGCCCTGGCCGGGGAGCGCATAGATCGCGCGCTGGCGGAACACCACGAGCGTCTCGTTGAGGAAGGCGGCCGCCGTGATGGCGCCGCCGGGTCGGGGCACGGCAACACGCAGAGAGTCATGGAACGACGCGATCTCGCCCACGTTGCGTTGCCGCGAATACCAGACGCCATCGGAGTCGCCGGCAAGGCCCACAAGAAACAGCCGCGTGTCGGTGGCGATGATGATCGTCGCGCCGAGTGGTGCGAGCGACTCGAGCACATTGCCGTTCTCTGGGTTCTGCTCTTTGGTGGTCAGCGTAGAGTCGGCGAAGTTGTCGTTGATCGTTGTTCCCGTCGTCGTGCTGTCGTTGGGCACGTAGGGGTTGTCGCCGGTCGTGACCGTCGGGTCCTGGCCGGTGATGAGGTAGTACGACGAGCCCTCGCCGGCGGTCGCCGCCGTGCGCCATACCTCGACAGTAGGCGGACGCGGTGCCGCCTTTCGCGTCGAGTAGAGGTACTTCAATGTCAGGATCACGAAGTGCGCCAGCGCCAGGGTCAGCGATTCCCCCGTCGCAGTCGTGGAGCGCTCGGTTTCGCCACGCCCGTTCGTCCACTTCCAGGTTGACTTCCAGGCGTAGGTGCCCGCCGCAACATTCCCTGCCACGCCCGAGTCCTGCGTTGCGAACGCCCACGGATAGTTGAGAAATCCGACCTCGGTGAGCTGGTAGCCGTCGTACTGCAGCGGAATGCTGCCGGAGATGTAGAGCGTCTCGCCGATCTGCGCGCACCTCCGCGCCTCGTTGCTGTCGAACGAGAAGGTGATGTCGGAGAGGGACCTGGCGGCGTACCCCGTGTGCTCGGTGCCTCCGAGGATGATCTTGCGCTGGACCGCGCCGCACCACGCCCAGTCGTCGCCGCTGGCCGATGTTGTGGTGACGCCCGGTAGATGCCCGGTCGCCGGCGAGTACCCCCCGGCGAGCTGGAACACCGCCTTGCCGGTGATGTGGCCGTCGCTGCGGTAGAGGAGATATGTGTTCTGCAGCTGGCCGCGGATGCCGAGCGCGGTGCCGGTCCCGAAGTTTGCACTCTGCTCGGCGAATACGAGCCACACGAACACACTGGCCCCGCGCGCGAACGCGCGCGAGGCGACGCCGACGCGCAGAACGAGCACCGACTGCGTGCCAACCACGTTTGCCGTAGTGACCGTGTTCGTCTTCGTAGCGAACGTTGCGCTGCCAACGCCGGTTGTCTCGAGGTGCGACCAGAAGACACTGGCCGCCGTCGACGCGAAGGCCAGGGCGATCTGGTTCACTGGGGATCCGCCGACGGTCCCGATCGCCTGCGCCGTGAACACGTCGGCGAGCGAGGAGGTGGTCAGCAGATCGCCCTGAATGTTCGTGCCGTTCGCGCGCACGATCTGCGTCTGAGTGCCGTCGGAGATCGTCGCCACCGCGATCGGCCCGTCGCACGTACGGGCCTTGGTCGAGGTCGTGACGGTGAGCGCTGGCGTGCAGGTGAACACCGTGTAGCTCGTGGTCACCACGCGACGGATCGCGCCGACGCACAGATCCTGCGATCCGGCCTTCACGACGTCGTAGTAGAGGTTCGCATTCGTCGTCAGCACCACCGTCCCCGCTCCAGCGATCGCGGTCCCGGGCGCGGCCGGATCGATTGCGCGCACGGTGATCTCAGTGGCGGTCGACTCGACGAAAAAAAGGATCTTCGTGGCGAGCGCGACGAGCCGCGGGCGCCCGATCGCCGTTGACACCGCCGTGGGTGCGACCAGGACGGAGCCCGTGGTCTTGTCGAGCGCGGCGGCGTAGACCTGTGTGCCTTCGGTCCAGGCGAACACCACTGTGCCCGAGAGCTCGGCGCGATCACCGGTGATCTGGTCGCCCGGGGTCGCGAAGGTGGTTGTCTCATCGACCTTCACCGCAAGGTGCGTGCCCTTGAGGACCCACGCCGACAGCTGAGCATTCCAACTGTACAGGCTGTCGCTGGTGAACAGGAGGAGCTCGTCGTTGACCACCTCGAGGCGCCTGACGCTCGACAGCGTGCCACCGCCGAAGATGTTGCTACTGAGCGCGGTGAACGGATATCTCGGCTGGATGCCGCCCAGGTCGTCAAAGCGCGCGTCGGCGCAGATCGACAGCCCCGGGGCCTGCATCGCGCGGGGGTCGTCCTTTGTTTTCAGGCCCTGCGTCAGCGGGATCTGGATGATCCGATAGTCGAGCCCCTCGATCCCCACCTCAGAACACCGCCATGTCGAAGACGATCGTTGAGCCAAAGCCGTCGGCCCGGAGGCACACGACCTTGTTCGCAAGAATGGGCACGCCCGTGAACGGGTTCTTGACCCTGAACTCGCGGATGATGCCGTTCGCGTTCGCCTGCCTCACCGGAGAGAGCCACACGAACTCGGGCGCGCGCCCTAGCCCGTGGGATACGACGATGTCTGTGTTGTCCGCGATCTCGATGTTCTTGATGAGCCTCGAGCCCAGGATTGCCAGGAGCTGAAGCTCGGTGATTGCGTCGGCGTGCGAACGCCGAACGCGTTCCGCCTCGACGTCGATGAGGCGCGTCGCGACAAGGCTCTTCACCAGCGGATCCGATCCGCCCACTCGCCGTCATCGATGTCGGTCTCGATGTCGAGGATGCGGCGCCTGGGCGCATTGAGGGCCCGAAGCCCGACGCTCTCGGTGAAGCGCTCGCGGGCGGCCTCCATACGCGAGAGGGCAAGGCTTGCGTCGACCTCGCTCTTGGCGGCGGCCATGACCGCGACGTTCCAGAGCAGAAACGAGAGCCCGTCGGGGGTAACCACGTCGACGTTGGCCGGCTCCGCGAGCTCGGGCGGCTGGGGCACGTAGCGGACCTCGTAGACCTGCCCCGACGGCGGCGTCGGGTAGAGATAGATCTGTCGGTCGACGAGCGCAAACGCGCGCGCGAAGCTGCCGCTCGATATGGTTAGGCCCGAGATGATGGTGCGCTCCTGGGCCATCAGCTCGCGCAAGGCGACATAGCGCTTGGCCGCCGCATCGACGAGGTAGGCAACCTGCACCGTCGAGAGGTGATCGACAGGCTCGCCCAGCGTCTGAGCGCCTGTCGTTGTGTACTGCAGCGCGCGCTCGAAGTACTGCAGTCCTGATTCGAAAACGATCGTATAGAGCTCGCCGTATGCCTCGCTGATCAGATCGGCCCATTCGTCGGGCGCGATCGACGGATCGTTCTCCATGTCGCACCGGCGCTTGGCGCGAAGGATCAGATCCGTCAACGTGTAGATGCGAGGCATCGGCGATCGCTCAGATCGGCGCTGACGTTGACCCTGACGCCCTGAACGGGAAGACCATGGCCAGGATCTGCCCGAGCTGCAGATCGACGAGCGTCAGCGAGGCGTTGAAGATGCTGACCGGGATCACGGTGCCAGAAGAGGTGAGCGCGCCTGTCACCACCGTGAACCCGGCGAGTCCGGCGACAGTTGCCGGACTCACGGCCTGAAACGAGAAGCCGCCGGCGCCCCCGAGAAAGACGCCCTGATAGTCGCTCATTGTCACGTTGATGAGCCCCGTCGAGACGCGCGATAGCGTCACGCCGCGACCGAAGAGCTTCGTTGGAACGACGCCGTTGCCGGCGCCGGTCATCGTCACGTTCAGATCGACCTGCTCGGGCTCGCTTGTCCACTGCTGGTATCTCTCTTGCGACACGGCGCTCTCCTCTCAGCGCTCGATGTACTCGAGGCAGATGTTGTCGAAGGTCGCCGCCACCGACTGCGAGGCCGCGTACTCGTAGAACAGGAGCGAGGTCTGCGGCGCGACCGCGACCGGCGGCAGCTGGAAGAGCTTCTGGAGTTGCAGCGTGCCTTCGCTCGGCATGCCGGTTGCGGCGGCCGAGCTCGTCGCGCCGAACTCCCAGACGTACTCGTCACCGATGACCTTGATGACGGTGCGCCCGATCGATGCCGAGATGATGCGTGACGCGGTCGCGGCCGTTGCGGTGATCGCGCCGAACGTGATGGTCGCGCCGGACGTCGCCGTCACGCCCATGTTCGGGTTCTTGCCGGTGAGGGTCGTGCCGCCCGACGTCAGGCGGTTGCCCGAGTCGATCAGCCACTGGGTGAGCCAGTTGGTTCCGTTCGTGCCCGCCGCGGCGACCGACATGCGGAAGCGCACCGGGTAGATGAACTTGCCGCTCGCGACCGAGTTCGAGTTGAACAAGATCATCGTGGGGGTGGTCGCCGCGAACGCCGTGAGCGCGGCGGTGTCGGCGATCGCGGTCTGGGGCGTGTTGGTCGCGCACCAGTAGGAGCCCTCGTCGGCGAGGCCCGGGACCTTCGTCCCGAAGGCGCTCTGCACGACCTGCTCGCCGTACGGGTTGCCGCGCGGGAAGACAAGGCCGCTCTCCGCGCTGGCCGAG